AGTCACGATGACGGCTTTGAGCACACTATGTCCCACGGGTCTGCTCGGGAAGCCCACGATAGCGCCAGCAAACTGGCTTTAGAGGCTGGGGGCGAAGATCAGAATCTCGACGTTAAAAAGATGGACCATCCCGACCAACAGGCTGCAAAATCTGAGCAAGAAAATTGGGAAATGCCCGACTTGGCCTGAGGAGTAACTATGCCATTTCAAAGTAAAAGTCAGCAGCGTTTTATGTACGCCCACAAAGACGATCCGAGCATGAAGAATGTGGATTTGAAAGAGTGGTCGGCTGCAACAGATTTCAAACACCTGCCAGAGAAGAAAAATACCAAGAAGCAATTCACGTACGCAAAGAAGTAGACCCAGAGAAGTCTGAGGTATGCTTATGGCTTACCCGATGTGGATGCGAAAGTGCCCGCAATGCGGGCGTACGCTGTACAAAAGCGCTTTGTCAGAGACCTTGAAGTGCTTGTGTGGTTGGATTTGGTCATGAAACTAAGCATTGAAGAAAAGATTCTCAAGGCTGCGTGGCACGCCATGATCGCCCTAGTCGGCATATATGAATTGAGAAACCACAGGACCAAAGTGTCGAAAGTACTTGCCTGTGGACTGATTGCTTTCCATACGGATGCGGCGATTTCTGATATACAAGATAAGCCTACAGAATTGCAGCGTTTGCTAAGAAAACTAAGATAGACACCTCAGGACCTCGAATCCTGAGTCAGCGCCGGTCGAGTGCCATATACACTCCCGGCGCGACCTTATATGGAGGAAGAATATGAGCAAAGCTACGCAAGCAGCATGGTACCAAAAGAACAAAGAACTGATCAAAGCGCGAGCCGCAGAATGGGCCAAGAATAACCCTGAACGTGTTGCAGAGATTCAAAAGAAGAGCCAAGGAAAGCACAAAGAACGCATTAGGAAATATCAAAGAAAACTGTATGCTGTGGGCACACCTGCAAGAGCAAAGAAAAACAAACGTACAGCTAAGTGGAAAAAAGACAACCCAGAGGTGTGCCGTGCTCTTGAGAATAAGAGGAGAGCGGCCAAGGCTGAATCAGGTGGGTATTTCACTGCTGAAGAGTGGTTTATTCTTTGTTTTGCGGTAGGTTTTCGGTGCTTGTGCTGTGGCGAGAAGCGGCATTTAGAAGCGGATCATGTCGTCCCAGTTTCTAAGGGAGGACCAAGTTGGTTGTGGAATATTCAACCACTTTGCAAGCCGTGCAACAGTAGCAAGGGAAATAAGATTGTGGACTACCGAGTTTAAGAGGAAAAAATAAATGGCAGACGAATATAGCAAGGACGTAAACACCGAGACTACAAATGCTCCGTCTGCACCTATGCCGTATGAGCAACCCGAGCGCCCAGAGGACAGCCCTCTCGGTTCTTTGGCTCCGATCGAATTCTCGTCCGAGCCATTCGCAGATTTAAGTGAGGATGCAAAAGGTGCGTTGATGCAACTTGACATTCTTGCTACAAAAACAGATGTAGCTGCTAGAAGGTTTGAAGTGGAACAAACTTGGGAAAGTTTGCACTTTGATCGCGGTTATCAACATTTGTTGAGAGGTAAACAAGGCGGTTGGATTCTTCCCGGGCAAGCTTCAGGCTTTGGCCCAACGTCGCAGCAAAACAACAACACCATCTACGACACGAACGTGTACGGTTCCAAGGGCGACATCATCGTATCCGCCCTCTCCAGAGAAGTGCCGAAGGTGGAATTCTTCCCGGCCAACCCAGATTACGGGCCAGACATTGTGGCTGCTGAAGAGGCAGACAGTTTCAAAGAGATTTGGGCACGAAATAACAACCTTCATGCGTTGCTCGTAGATTGCGCACGCATCATGTGGAACGAAGATCGAGTACTTGCTTGGACTCGCTATGAATTGAACGGTCAGCTCTACGGTTTTGAAGGTGGAGACGAAGACGACAATGCCCCAGTCACAGCAGAGGACATACTGAATCCGCCCGAGGATACACCTACAGGCCAAGAAGGTCTGGAGGAGTTTCGTGAGCAGACAGAATCGCCCTTGGGAGACGAAGACGAAGAGGGAGCGGTCCCTGAAGAGACCGAAGAATACATCGTTCCTCCAGCAGAGCCCATAAAGAAATCTCGTGGTAGGGAAGTCACTACGCTCCACGGAAAGTTGGATCACAAAGTTCCAATTGCTGTGGACTTCATCAAGGACATGCAGTTTGTGAAGTTGTACGAAGACCTTGACGTAGCGATTGTTAAAGCGAAATACCCGTGGATTGCCGATAAGATCAAGCCGGGTTCAGATAACAACACAGAGACAGAATTGGACAGAATTGCTCGTGAAAACACGAGGCAGGCCGTCCTCGGCGCTTACGTGACTGGTGACTCTTTACAGAGACACACGGTCGTATCGCATACGTGGTTTCGTCCGTCAATGTTCATGGACGAAAAGGTGAATGATCAGGTTCGTGCTGAACTTTTGGAAGCGTTCCCCAACGGGTGCCTACTCGTTAAAGCAGGAGCGAACTACGCATACTCGAAGAACGAGAGTATGGATGCTCACCTAGCAATAGGTCACCCATTCTCAGGCAAAGGCCAGAACCGGCGCGCTCTCGGAACGTCTCTGATCTCCATCCAAAAGAGGATCAACGATTGGGTTGACCTCCAAGACAGTTTCTTCAAGAATACGGTGCCAAAGAAGTGGATGAATGCCGAAGCATTCAACATGGACGCCATACAAAAACAGAATAATGTTCCCGGCAGCATCGGTCCCTTTCAACCTCAGCCCGGGCTTACTACCATGGATCAATACATCATGGTCGAGCCTACCCCGCAGCCGCAAAATGCTCTGGGCGATTTTATCAAATGGTTCATCACCACTCTTTCAGAAGAGATCACTGGTGCACTCCCAAGTTTGTTTGGGGCGGCGACTGGTGAGAATACGGTAGGTAACGCGGTAATCCAGATGGATCAGGCACTCCAACGTATAGGGTGCCCATGGAACAACATTCAAGACATGTTTGCAGAATGCGCGCGTCAAGCAGTAGGTTGCGCGGCAGACTGTAGAGATGGAAAGAAAATTTCACAGACACTACCGGGTAGAGGAAGGTTACAGTCAACACCTCCAACCTCGCCGGTAAGGTTCTATGCTTCCCCGAGGCCAACCCAGCATTCCCCGAGTCTTGGAATCAGAAGGAAGCGAAGTTGATCAAGATGATTGACGCAAGTACGCAGAATGAAGCAATTAGACAGTGGTTGTTCTCGCCGTCGAATTTGCCTATACTGCAAAGTGGAATACGTCTGAAGAAATTCAAAGTCCCCGGCGCGGACTCAATCACTAAACAGAAGGGGGAGATGGAGTTGCTATTGAGGTCAGGACCAATGCCCAACCCGGCTGTGCTGCAGATACAACAAGTACTGATGAAAGCTGCAGAACAGATGCAACTTGCACAAAAGCAGATGCAACCTGTACCGCCAGAAAGCATGGCTATGGTGCAGCAGTTGCAGAAGCAGATGCAGGCTATGCCTCCACAAGTGAGTACTCTACCTGTTGCGCAGGATGAAAGCGAAAATCACGCAGTGGAAGCTGGTGCTTGTTTTGATTGGATAACAAGCAGTGAAGGTCAGGGTTTTAAGTATGGACCTCCCGAGCAGCGTGCAGCATTTCAAAATCTGCATCTTCATTGGAGTGAACATTTAGCTATGGCAAAGAAGATAGCACTTGCAAATGCTCCTCCAAATAAACCGCCTTCTGAAAGCATCAGTTTGGACATAAGCAAGATGCCTACACCCGTTGCTATACAAGCTCTCGCAAAGATGCAAATAAACGCGAGCCCAGCTGATTTCCAACAGCACAACGCAGAGCAGTTGAACACCGCAGTACAGAAAAAAGCTATACCCGCTGCATTAGCGGATCACGGTAAGCAACAATTAGAAGTACCTCCGAGACAGCTTCGGAGATAAGAAATCTCAGACCTTGATCAGTCTGGGCTAGCGTATGGGGAAGCCCGAAACTTCCCCTGCGCGACCTTTCGGGAGGTAAAGATGATAGTTTATTTGATTACCAATAAAGTGAATGGAAAGCAGTATGTAGGTCAAACTACAAAAACTGTAGAAAAGAGATGGGAAAAGCATCTAGAAAATGCAGATTTAGGTATTAAGTTTCTAATCTACAAATCCATAAGAAAGTATGGTGCAGAAAACTTTTCTCGTGTCATACTTCACGAATGTGAAACCAAAGAAGAGATGGATTTCGTGGAGATGTTCTACATTGCACTACTGAGTACCAAAGCACCAAATGGGCACAACTTAACAGACGGTGGAGAAGGCCAATTTGGACGTAGACTTTCAGAAAAAGCTATACAAAAAATGAGAGATGCGTTTACGGGGAAACCAAACCCTAAGAATTCCGAGCATCTTAAGAAGAACCCAAGACCAAGAAACCCTGTAAATGGCAGATTGTTAAGCGACAACGAAATAGCCACAGGAAATTGGGACACTACACCGGCAAAAGCCTCTGAAGAGACTCGTCTAAAGATGAGTAAAGCACATGAGGGTTTT